AAATCAAAGTAACACCTACATTTACATGGCGTTTGCCGAAGCACCATTTAAGTACGCTAATGCAGAATAAAAGGAGAAGATAAGATGGCTTGGAAATATGGAGATAGAACTCTAAAAGTTGGCAAGGCTTGGGTTGATGACAATGGTTATAAGCACCCTTATAACTGGGCTAGTGCTTGGACAGATGCCGACATAGCTAGTTGGGGTGTTACGTTTGAAGCTGATGCAGATACTAGCTATGACAATAGATTTTATTTTGCTAAAGATATTCCGAAAATATTAGGTGACACTCTTTGGGTTGATGATGATGGTGAAGCTGTCATTGATGAAACAACTGGTGAGCAAGGTGTTACAGCAGGGCTAAAGACTAATTGGATTGCTCAAACAAAAGCATCTGGTAACAGTAAACTTACATCAACTGATTGGTACGTTACAAGAAAGTCTGAAGCATCTACTGCAATACCATCTGCAATTACCACATACAGATCAGCTGTTAGAACTGCAACTGGTGCAATTGAAACTGCAATAAATGCTTGTGATGATTTAGATGATTTTAAAGCTTTATTTGTTGTGCCAATGGATAGTGATAATAATCCTACTGGCAAAGCACCAATCTACGATTTCCCAGACGAGGTATAAATGGTTAAAGCATCAGAAGTAAAAGCTAATTTAGATACACACGAAGCAGTTTGCTCGGAAAGATGGAAAGAGACTATCCTACGCATTAAAAGAATAGAACACATCATGATTGCCACGAGTGGTACTGCCATAGTTTTGCTCATAGGTTTACTTGTGAGGTAGCCCATGCTTGAAATGCTTTTAGTAGCTAATTCTGCTTTTAAAATAATCAAAGAAACACTAGAAAATGGTAAGGAAATAAGTTCAGCAGGATCAGCAATCGCTAATTTCGTAGGGGCTGAAGAAAAACTACAACAAGATTTACACAAAAAAAAGAATAGTATCTGGTCTAACTTCTTAGGCAAGACAGACAATGACCTTGAAGAGTTTATGGCTCTTGAATCCATACGAATTAAGCAAGAAAAATTACGTGAGTACATGCAAATCTACGGAAGAGCTAATCTCTATACAGATTATGTGCAATTCTGTGCTGATTGCCGGGTGTCTAGGAAAGAAGCACGAGTAAAAGCACAGAAACGTAGGCAGTATATACAAGATATGTTTCTTAAAATTGTATTAGGCATTTTAATTACGGCATTGTTGGCCGGTGTTGGAACTGTGCTTGTGATATTAGCTAAGAAGAAAGGGATAATATGAGTGCCTTTCTTTTAATTTGCACCCTTAACGGCATCATTAACAATGGTGACGGAGGAATTTATTTTCGTAATGCAAACGAATGTATGAACTTTAAAAACATTCTTAGCGGTCAATCGTACATGAAGAATGACGAAATACAAATTTATGATTGTATGTGTAAATTAGTTCCTAACATAAACCCAGAGAAAGTGAGGATATATTAATGTTAACGGCTTTAATCCCTGTTGTATCAGGATTGCTTGATAAGTTTATCCCGGATGCAGATACCAAACAAAAGCTTAGCCATGAGATTTCAGTCATGGCCGATAAACATGCCCAGGAAATTGCATTAGCACAGATCAAAGTGAATGAAGCTGACGCTAAAGGTAATTGGTTCCAATCGTCGTGGCGACCGGCGATTGCGTGGGTGTGCGTACTAGGATTTCTAATCAACTACCTCGTATCGCCTCTATGTGCAGGCTTTGGCATTACAATTCCGCAAGCTGATACCGGAACAATGTTACCTGTGCTTATGGGTATGCTTGGTCTTGGTGGTATGCGTACACTGGAACGTCTTAAAGGAAAGGATAGAAAGTAATGGTGATGCTATCTAAAAACTTTTCGTTAGATGAGATGTGTAAGAGTCAGACGGCTGAGAGGTTAGCTATACCTAACACTCCAACGGCAGACGCTATATATAATATGGGGTATCTTGCTGAGCATGTACTGCAACCATTACGTAATGAGTATGGTGCGTTCATGGTAAGCAGTGGTTATCGCTGTGTTGATTTATGTCTTGCTATTGGTAGTAAGGCTACGTCACAACATGCACTTGGACAAGCTGCCGACTTTGAAATCTGTGGCATATCTAATTTAGATTTAGCTGAGTGGATATCCGACAACCTTGAGTACGATCAGTTGATACTTGAGTGCTATAAGGGTGGCAACACAGGATGGGTGCATTGCTCTTACGTACCAAATGGCAGGAAGGAGAACCTTACCTATGACCGAACCCAAGGTTATCGTAAAGGATTACTGGAGAAGTAACCCTAGTATTCTTTTTGCCATTCTGTAATTTGATTTATTAATGTTCTGGCACATTCGTGTTTACCATCAAATATTCCTAGTTGTCTATTTTCACTGTACGATAAATGTCCATCATCATCTATGTTATGTGAAAAAGAATTTGTAATTTCTTTTTCTAACCATAATTTTATTTTTGTTATTAATTGATTATCTTCAACCATGTTACTTCCTTTTTTTTATTCTAATTAATTCTTTAATGTACCATTTAGCTTTGTATAAATCTTCTAGTCCATTCTTATCTTCATAACGCATGATGTACTTGATGATGTTGCCTTGGCAATAATCAAGTTTGTTAGCTGTTATAAAATGTATAGGTTCTATATTATATTTAGCGTAATGATCAGGTGATATTTTATTGTCACTCATCTTTGTTACATCTTGCTAAAAGAGAATGCAATGTAGCTATTTTACCTAAACGTATGTAATGCAATTGCTCTTGGTTTTTGTCGTTAACTATATCGCCAATAGGCAGTCTTTTTAATCTACCCAATTCGTTTGTCATATAAATTTTTATTGTATCTAATGTATCTTCTGTTTCTATTAGCATTGCGTTCTCCATTGTGTTGTGGTTATGGACAACTCTCGTAGCCGAGAGTCATCCTAACATAGGGCTTACCATTTAGGTTGCCTATATATAGCTTCATCTATCTCAACGTTTGGTCTGTTGTTCCCAAGGTTTAAGAAACTCCAGTCTTCTTTTGCAAAGATTTTATCCATGCCTGATAGAGCGTGTCTTTTTTGTAGTTCCATTGTGATTTGATTTACCTCACCTTTAGTGCCTACTAGTTCTCCTCTACAGTCATGACACATCTTTGCGAATGGTCGTTTGTGTTTGACAGGTGGCATCTCTGCTTCACAATGAGAGCATTGCGTGTGATGCTGTGCTAATGTTGGTCTTGCCATTTGTATTCTCCTTTATGTGTAGTAAAATGTGACTCTTTATTTAGTATGATGCATTAAAGAACTGTATAAAAAGATAAACTTATTAATAACAGTGCAGTAATGCACATAGCTAGGCGAAAAAAAAGCCTAGACTTTTTCCTTGATTTACAAGGGGTTACAATACTGTATTGTATGTATGGGGATAGGTTTCCAAGGCTCATAATTTTTTAACTCCTACGTTTACACCGAGGATGTCGGCGGTTCGAGACCGTCACCGCCCACCACTTACAGAAGATTATGATACCAACTGTGTAGTGAAACGTACAACTTTTATTTTAAATTGTTAATCCCATCCCTCTTTTGTTGGTTTGAAACGGCAGCGTATCTTTGTACCATTTTAAGATCAGACCATCCACCTATTTGTCTGAGAGATTCAACGTCACCGCCACTCATAAGATACCATGATGCGAAGTGATGTCGCCAGTCATGTATAGTAAAGCGTGGTATTGTTGGTATATTAGTGTCTTTCAATTCTTCATTAGCTTTTCGTAAGGCTGTGTTGTGTGCAACATGAGGCCCTTGTCTTGCATATGGTTCTCCTTTACTGTTAACAAATACAAAACGTTCATGTCTAAATCCCTCACTTAACAGAGCTTCTCTTAATCTATTATGCATAGGTATGAATCTGTTTTGTTCTGACTTAGTAATAGACATAGGCAAGCGTATAATATTTTCTTCAAAGTTTATATCGCTACGTTCTAGTAGTCGAGCTTCACCTTTTCTAAATCCATGGTATGCATTAGCAATAGCCCAAGACTTTAACCAAGTAGGGTAGTGTTTAAATAACATCTCTCGTTGTTCATGTGATAGGTAGATAACACGGCTACCTTTTACTTTGCGTATTGGTATATACAATGCATCTTTTGCATTCTCATCATTAACAACTTTAAGTCCTGATACTTTAAGTATAGCTTGGAATGTATCACGCACTCTATTATAGGAAGAAGGTTTATAATTTTTTAAATGCTTAATAGTAAACCTTTGCCAATCATCTAAGACTATTGCGTGTATATCTTTATCTCTAAAGAAACGAAGTAATCGTTCAGCATTCCACAGATCACCACTACTCCTGCGTTGTAACTCTGTCCATTTAATAACTGATGCACTGAAGGCAACGACTGGTATGCCGTTGCCTTTTAGTTTAATTATTGCAAGCTTTTCTATATCTTGTGCTACTTCCCACGCATCTCTTTTCTTAGAACGTCTTGTGCTTTGGCGAATTGTGATGTATTTTTCACCGAAATATATTCGACCTGCGACCCACCAGTATTTAGTGTTGTCTCTTGGATATAGGTAGAGTGACACGTTAATTTCTCCATCAAATGTTCATATGATTCTTGTTCAAGTCTCCACTGATGTCCAACTTTTATGTATGGTATGCCATTTTTATTTATTAATTTCTTTAGCTTACCTACTGAAGTTTGCAGTGAACCTGCTATGTGATCTACGCTATGCGTACTAAAAAGGGATTTCGTCAACAAGATCAGGCTCCTCTGTTATATTGTTCATGACTTGATTTAATGGTTGGATACCTTGCTTGGCTTGCTCGTATTCATTAGGACTATTGTCCACAATGCTAGGCTTAGGTGTCTTATCACCTATCTTTGCATCCATATAATCAAGACCTGATTGAGACTTGGCAAACCACACGGCTATGCGTCTATCTTCATAGTCACCTGATAGATGCGGTGCTTTGGGATTAGGGTTTTCATTCTCAAATAGTACGCCTACCTTTTTGAATATCTCCCGGATAACTCTGCCGTCAGGTAGTGTAGCCTTGACAAAGACATGATACTCTTCTTGTCCATTGCTATTAAGTTTGCCACTACCAACGAGTTGTTGTGTGTCTTTAGGCTTGAAGATTGCACCTCGATCGGTGTCGTCATATTGCTGTTGTTCCATTTAGAAACCTCCGTTGCGGGATGATTGATGGTTAGTTGTCTTAGTGCTAAGGATTGGAATGTTGCTATTGGTTTTACCTGATGCACTATTGGCATCATCATCTTCAGTTGCCAATCCGTATATGGCTTGAAGTGCATAGCGTTTTGCGTAGGTTATGGCACTACCCATGGCCTGTGGGTCTGACTTTTTATTCTCAGCTACAATAATAGGGATGCGACTGACTAACTTATTGTCATCTGTGTTGTGAGATACAACAGTCTCAACATACAGATCACGATACATGTATTGCTTATGCTCACCATCCGTAAGGATAGTGTTTTCGTAATGGACTATCTGAGTAAATGACAATCCAAATTGTGCAGCTTCTCCAACAGCATTGATGACTGCACTCAAGTCTGCGTAGCTACTCTTAAAGAATGGATTGCTACTATCTTTGGTAGCCTTGACTGCAAGCTGTTGAAACTTAGTCATAGCCTCGTTAAGTGATTTACAAGGCTCTACTTTTTTGATAGGTTGAGGTGTCTTGTGTTCTCCAAAACTCTTGACACTCTGGGGTTGACTCGTTGTGGGGTTGACCCCATTTTTATTTTGATCTGGCATATGCTTCTCCCTTCATTGGTTTGGTTCTAAAGAATCCTTCATGCCTCGGATTCCATGACATAAATAGCCTTGAGTAAAAGGCTATGTAATCGTTGCTTATTTTAAAGTCGTCATCTGTTGTCTTGATGGCAGTCTCCCACCGGATGCGACCAATGATTAACCAAGGGCTACACTTCTTAGCCCCTGAGTTAATGGCTTCATGTGTATACTGTTGGAACAAGTCGTACACATGTGGGTTGTCATTATGAAATGACCACCACTTTTCTTTTCTATCTGTATAGGTCATGCTGAGTATTCCTCATCATTATAGAATACAACAATCGAATGTATCCTATCGCTATGTGGACTGTCGCCATTGCGTCGGCTCATAATCTTTTCATAGTCAGACTTGTCTACGTATGCCCAGTTAGTGTGCCCAGTTATTTCTTCACAACATTCATCTATTGCATCTGAATTATATTTACCCATAACTATAACTCCTTAATCTTGATGGTTAATGCACCACGCTTGTTGCGTTTGATGGATAGTATGTCTGTGTAAACCTCACGTTCATTAGGTTCTACAAGAGACTTGAGTTCTTGTTTTGCTTTTTCAAATATTTTAGTTTCATCATAATTAGCAATGTAATGATGCTGTAATTCTACAAAGAAATTATCTTTGCTAGCATCACGTGCCACCATATTATCCAACGTCATGTGATGTACGTTGGTTGGTAATTCGTTTGGCATCTCAGATGTTGGTGGTTGTTTCTTAATAACATGACCCCAAAAGTCTCTGAAGATAGGGAGCATACGCAACCATTCAGCTTCATCTTGACTGACAAGTTTGCATTCCCATTGGTTGCCAAAGATAACTGATAGATACATGCCGGGTAGTTCTGCAACTTTCATGTATAATTGTATCTGAGGATAGTAGTAGGTAAGTATGTCATCAAACTTTTTGAATGAACTGGTATGCTTACATTCAACACCATAGTATCTGTTGTCTTTACCACCAACAAACTCAACGCCTTTGATAACGCCATCAAGTGTGGCTTTGAATGGTATACCCTCAATGGTTTTCTTGTACTCAGGTTGTGTGTCTATAACTTGGACACCATACTCTTGTTCAAACCATGCGAGGTTGAACTCTTCTGTGTATGTACCCAGTTGTACGTTGAACAAGTGAGATAGATCGGATGGTTGTGCTATCCCAATCTTCTCATTGTATAAGTCATGCCAGTCTCCACGTATAATCTTGACGGCATCTGACCCACCAATGAATCCCATCCTCCAATTAGGGTCACGGATAGGCTGTT